GATGCACTTGTTATGACCAAACTTCAACAGGGGATTGTCCTGTTCACGGAAAAATAATTAAATTAAACTTCAAATGAAAAATAACTTAAAAGAGAAATGGGATAAAGAGTGTGAAGAAGCTATGAAAGAAAATAATAAATGTGCTTGTGGAATGGAAACTACTATTGGTGGTGCTGATGTTGAAATTGGTGGTGTTTGTCATAGAGTAAAAAATCCCTGCTATATTATTGAAATGAAACATAACCAAATAGAAAAGGAAACAAAACAAGATATAAACAAAATTACTAATAGAATAATGAATTGGATGCAAGAGTTTGGTGTAGAAATGTCCCTACTTGGAATAGTTTTACCCAAAGAGTTAGATGATGTAAAGGGAGTGTGTAAGGCGATTAAAGAGAGCAATGGAGATTGGTGGCGAAAATATAGTGAAGAAGAATATAAGAGAGGTAAAAGAGAAACTTTACAAGCCATAAAAGATAAAATGCCGAAAGAATATACCAAAGATTACTGCCCAATATCAAAAATAGAATTTGGAATACAAGGATTAGAATTTATACAGGGTAAAGTAGAAGGAAATAATCAATACAGGTCGCAAATGTTAGAGATAATAGATAAGGAGATAAAACAATGAAAATCAACGAAGGAAAATTTGTAAATAAGAACTATGTAAAATCTGTGTCTTTTTCTAAAGCCGTGTTATGGAAGAGTCGACAAATTTCACTCAATCCCAAGATTGTGAATAAGATCAAGAGAGATAAATGCGTATGGATCATCTTTGAGGATTGGCGTAAGAATGAGAAGTGGGGAATATTGGTCGAGGATTTTATAAAGAATGCAGTGTTGAAAACTGAGAGTCAGGAGAAGCAGTGGTATATCAATATTGACTTATTCAAAAAGAAACCTATTTATATTGTTGATGAGCCAACTGTTGATGGACCTGCAACGATGAAACTCTTGTAGGTTATCAACAGTTGACTTATATGGTGTATAAGATATAATTATGACATTACAACACATTGGAACATTATTTGATGGTTATTTACAGAAAAAATCTGTGGAAAAAAAACCACCACACGAATTAGCTGGATCTGTTGATTTGATTGTCGCAGAGGTTGGTTTGACTAAAAGATTTACATACGGATATTGGTTGAGGTTAGTAAAGAAGTCAGGTTTTAATTATTGGGAGATTAATGATTTATGTAAAAGGTCGAGAGATTTATCAGCAAAATATAATAAGGGCGGATTTTTTACAAACGCCCTTTTAGGAAAAAATGGAAAAAATAATAACGCAATCACAAGTAAATCAGTTTAGAGAATATTTATTGCAGTCAGCAATTCCATCTCGTGATGCTCAAACACTAGTTTCTATATTAGATAACCTACCTACTTATGAAAAAAACCCCGTTCCACAGAGTGTCCAAGACACCGTTGTCAGTGATGAGAAAAAAGTGTGATGCTGAGATGCAGAGGGTTGGCAAGGTAAAATTCCCACGATCAATTATTTCAGGACTACCTACCGATGTGATGCATCACTACATTCCAAAGTCAGTCAGTTCGGTGTTGAGATATGATTGGGACAATTTAGTACCACTTACGACAGAGGAGCATTGCAGGTTGCATCAGTCACCTGATCCTACGAATAACAATTTGATTTTAGCAGCAAAAGGTATGGATTGGTTCAATCAGTTGAAAATTAAGAGTCGAGCATATAATAAAGTTAACAGACAGTATTACGAACAGATTTTAATAAGATTACAAAATGAAAATCCCGAAGACAGTACAATTGGATAGAGATGATGTGGCGACTATTTACGCAGGGTTGCAATTCAAAGGAAAGATAAGAGTTTCACAACTTGGTGTATTCAGTATAAAGAGAATTAAACCTCGCAAGTTCTATCACAATTTTTCAGGTAAGGAGATCGTTACGCAGTCACATAACAAATTGCATTTTAGACCATTTACAAAAGTAAAAGAAAAGATACAAAATTATTAATATGAAACTCCTAGATTTTTTCAAAAAAAAGGATAAGGAAGTTGAACCACCACAGGACCCACCTGATGAGGTCAATGGCGTAGTATCATTTTGTGCGCCGATACTACCCGAGGAGGTGTTTGATAAGTCAGATAATGTTGATAATTTTATAAATAATCTAAATAAAAAAAATGAGTAAGTCAGTCAATTTTAATCCACGTGAGAGTATGTTAAGGGGTTTGGATGTCGTATGTGATGCCGTAAAGGGTACTTTAGGACCTAAGGGCAGGAATGTTTGGGTAGATGATGCAGTGCAGCCCAAGTTCACGAACGATGGGTTTAACATCGCAAAGGTCATCGAATTAAAGGATCCACTTGAAAATTCAGGAGCAAAGGTTGCTAGAAATACTCTCGGTCAAACAGTTGATGATGCCGGGGATGGAACGACCACGACTGCTGTGTTCTTACAGGCAGTGGTTCATGAGGCAATGAAACGACCAGAAAATCCTATGGCGATCAGGGAGTCATTACTCAAAGTGTCACCCAAGATCGTGGCAGAGATTAAAAAGCGATCAGTCAAAATTGCGACAGAGGATATTAAAAAGATAGCACTCATATCAAGTGAGGACGAGGTATTGGCTACTAAAATCAGCGAGATTATAAATAAGTTGGGTAACGATGCAGTGATCACTGTTGAGGATTGTTACGATTCAGCAAAAACAGATTACGAGATTATCGAGGGTTATGATACTTCGGTTGGGTTTATGTCACCAGCATTTATAAATCAAAAGACAAAGGCACAGTGCGTTATGACTAACGTTCCAGTGTTTGTTACTGATAAAAAGATAACAGCGTTGCAGGACATTTCACCTTTGTTTGGTTACTTCGATGCAAATGGGATCACATCGTGCGTTATCGTTTGTGAGGATATCGAGAACGCAGTGTTAGGTCTATTAGTTATGAATAAGGGTTTGGGTAGGTTTAACCCTGTTGTTATAAAGGCATCAGGGGACTTATTAAAGGATATCGAGTCAGTTGTAGGCGCTACCCGGGTTTCAGAGGAAACAGGTATCACATTTCAAATGATGTCAGAGGCAGATAAGTATTTGGGTAAAGTAAAAAAGATAGTCAGCGATGCTAATAAAACGCTGTTCATTCCTGTTGATAATAAGTCAGCACAACAGAGAGCAGATTTTCTTGAGAAGTTCGTAAGAGAGGAACAGAATATGTATATCAAAGAGAGGTTAGAGAAACGTGTATCACAGTTGCGAGGTCAAATCGCAGTGTTGAAAATCGCAGGTCAGGACTTCGAGAGAGAGTATCTAAAAGATAAAGCAGATGACGCTATCAAAGCTTCAAAGGTCGCACTACAGGAGGGCGTAGTGGAAGGTGGAGGGATGTGTTTATGGAGAATAGCACAGGATATGAAAGCAAAGACCGTAGGGGAGATCATTGTAAAGGAGGCATTAAAAGCTCCGTTGAAACAGATTTGTGAGAATGCTGGTAAAGATTATGCAGAGGTATCGTATTACTTGCATGGAGATATGGGTTACGATGCAAAGAATGATTCAGTTGGGGATCTTATCAAGGCAGGTATTATTGATCCAGCAAAGGTCGAGAGATGTGTAGTAGAGAACTCTATTGCAAATGCAGCCCAGTTTATAACAGGCAGTGTAAGTATATGCGAAGAATTAAAAAATGATACAAAAAATTAATCAGTTTTATACAGAGATTGGACCTTATGCAAAGGTCACAGTTGATCCAATATCAAAAGCAAGGATCGTGTCGTTTCCTTTTGAGTTCCCTGATGGCAGTGATGGTTTAGTAATATTATGTAAAGTAAAGGATGTCGATTGGAAACCAAGTAAAGAGATAGCAAATATTAATATCAATTTCAAAACAAATGAAAATCAAACCGATAGGAAGTAATATACTTATAAAGATAAATGAAGCTAAAGCAGGAGCTTTATCCCTTGATTCCATGAAGACTGCAGTTGAAGTCGGAGAAGTTGTCGCAGTTGGAACTTATGGAGAAGTAAAAGTCGGAGATAAAATACATTTCAAAGCTTGGGCTTGTGATATCATTGTAGATGAAGGTGAAAAATACTACTACATCGATATGACAACAGGTGGAGTTAAGGGAATAATCAAATGATTTGCGATGGAATTTCAAACGTACATGATCCGATTACTGTTTTTGATGGTGATAGTGCTCTCCGTGTATTGTGTATTCAGTGTAAAAAACAATTCGTTATAAGAAAGTCACCGAATGGTGCGCCAGAGATAAAGCAGTACGCAAAGATATTCAAACGAGATATTCTACAACCAAAGGATCCGTTATTTTATAAGATTTATCCTCATTATTTAAATATATGACAAAATTGAAGTGGACAACAGAAAAACGATTGGTTAAGGAGCTCATTCCATATGAGAATAACCCTCGTAAAATGACAAAGGATCAGGTGGATCAGCTTACTAAATCATTAAAGAAATTCGATTTGGTTGAGATACCTGTTATTAATACTGATAACAAAATCATTGCAGGTCACCAGCGACTCAAGATCATGGCAGCGCTCGGCATGGTTGATGATTTGATTGATGTTCGTGTCCCTAATCGTTTACTCACAGATAAAGAGTACGAGGAGTACAACATCAGGTCTAATAAGAACACCGGCGAATGGGATTGGGACATTCTCGGCAACGTATTTGATAAGGATGATTTGGTAGAGTGGGGTTTTAATGAGTTAGAGTTGGGGTTGATGACTCTTACAGAGGATGGATTCGAGGAAAAGGATGTCATCGATGATGGTAAACCAGCCGTGTCAAAGGAGGGTGATTTGTGGACACTAGGCAATCACAGGTTGTTATGTGGGGACAGTACTAAAAAGGAGGACTTCGAGAAACTGATGCAGGGCGATAAAGCACAGTTGATATTCACTGATCCACCATATAACGTAAACTATAAATTCCCTGGAGGTTTGGATTATAATTCCAAGAAGTTCGGAGGGACAGGTGGTAAGATTTTTAATGATGATAAAACAGATGCAGATTGTTTGGTATTCTACACCGAGTGTCTAAATCGTTTATATGAAAATTCAAAGGACAGCGCTATGTTGTATTGGTGGTTTGCTAATGTAAACGCCAAGATAAATCACGATGCATGGGGAATGTCTAAATGGCATTTCAGTCAGATAATCATTTGGTTGAAAAACGCAATGGTATTTTCTATGGGTTGCGACTATCACAGACAGTATGAACCATGTATGGTTGGATGGAAGGAAGGTAAAACACATTACACTAATAAGAAGTTAGCTAATTATAAGGATGTGTTCTCACTTGATAAGGAAGAGTTTGCTAACATTCTTGATGTTTGGTATGAGCATAGAGATTTAACAACCGAGTACGTTCATCCTACACAGAAACCAGTCAGGTTATCAGAGAGGGCTATAATGAAAAACAGTAAGCCCGGGGATATTGTACTTGATGCATTCGGAGGTTCAGGATCAACACTCATCGGTTGCGAACAGGCAGGTAGACATGCAAGAGTCATGGAGCTTGATCCAAAGTATTGTGATGCAATATTGACTAGATTTTCTTTAACAGGAAAAGAACCTATCAGAAGTGATGGTAAGAAATGGAGTGAGATAAATAACAAATGACAATAATAATTGAACCGGGTTTAGTTATGGGTAGTATAATTGCAGGAGCATTTGTTTTATCAATAGCGTTGATTTATATAATTAAAAGATGTGTCTAAATTGAATAATATGATTGAAAATACCGAGAAAAATACCGAAAGGGTACAAAATAAGAACTTGAAACCACCTTGGAAAAAAGGCGAGGTTGTTATTGGTGCAGGTAGACCTCCTGGTAAGAAAAACTACGCAACGTTACGTGAGGAGGCAATCATTCAGATGGGTAAAGACAAAGGTCTAACAGCTGAGGAGGTTGATGTACTGTTGGTAAAGCAGGGAGTCACTCGGGCTATAAATGGCGACTATCGTTTCTACCGTGATGACTTGGACAGAACACATGGTACTGCGCTTATGATGTCAAAGGTGGAGCATTCGGGTAAGGTTGAGGTGGATAATGAGTCCAGCATCGACCTTGATAAGATTGCTCGTGAGGTTGCAGAGAAACTAAAAGAAATAAAAACACATGGTGGTAATACCAACAAAGGAACAGTTAGCGAGTCGTGATATACACTGCTTTTTAGAGTTGTATAACATTACAAACGATCAGGGTACAAAACTTGATTTCACAGATCATCCTTTTTTGTGGGATATATTTTGGGATATGACACCAGTTCAGGCGATAAGAAAGGCAGCACAGGTTGGTATGTCAACGTTGGCGAATATAAAGATGATGTGGGTAGCAAAGAATTTGGGTACAGATATCATTTACTCTCTACCTGCGATGTCCGATGTACACGATTTCGTTGGTGGTAAAACTAATCGATTGATAAATGCTAATCCTATTTTTAAGGAATGGACTAACGACATTGATTCTATCGAGCAGAAAAAACTAGGTAATCACATTATATATTTCAGAGGTACGTGGACAGAACGATCAGCGTTGTCTATTCCAGCAGATATTTACATTGGTGATGAGGTGGACAGGTCAAAGCAAGATGTAGTCACACAGTTTGAAACTAGGTTGCAGCACTCTAAATTCGGATGGCGTTGGTATTTCAGTAACCCAAGTGCGCCTGGGGTTGGCGTGGATAAGTATTGGGAGCAGTCGGATCAGAAGTATTGGTTCGTGGAGTGCGAGTTCTGTGGTCATGATTGGTATCTCACAATGGAGAACATAATGGGCACCCCGGCTTATTTTGGGTGTACCAAGTGTAAGAAAGAGCTCAATCGCAGGGAAGGGCGCTGGGTTCAGCGTTGGGCAGATAAAAAGGTGTCAGGGTATCAGATATCGCTGTTGATGTGTCCTTGGGTATCAGCTCAGGCAGTTCTTGATCGTAAAAAGAGTTATACAGATGAGCAGTTCTGTAATTTCGTGCTTGGAGTACCTTACGTTGGTAAAGGTAACGTGTTATCACAGCCGTTGTTATTTCAGAACCTTACGCAGAGAGTTAACCCACAGGATTGCAGACCTATCATCGGAGTCGATACAGGTGTGGATATCAGATACACGATTGGTAATAAATATGGACTATTCTATTTCGGAGAGTGTAAGGATTACTCGGAGCTTGAGAAACTACTCAATCGTTGGAGTGATGCGATCATGGTCATCGACCAAGGTGGAGATATAATTGGACCTCGTAAGCTACGTGAAAAATACCCCAACAGAGTATTCTTGTGTTTTTATAGACAGGATAAAAAGAACGACGAGCTTATCAGTTGGGATGATGATAAGGGAACAGTTCAGGCAGATAGGAACAAGTGTATTCAATTGGTTGTTGATGAGTTCACAGAAAAACGCATACCCATTTATGGTACTGATTCGGAGTGGTGGGATTATTGGATTCACTGGTCACACGTGTATCGTGTAGAGGACTACAACGAGAACACAGGTATGACTAAATTCACGTGGATGCGCTCGGATCGTGATGATTGGGTTCAGGCGACTGTGTATTGGAGAATAGGAATGTCTAGGTTTATGGATTCACAGGCATCGTTCTCGGATCCAGTGTCGAAGTGGGGTTCTATTGGGTATGAGGCATTGCCCGATGGATCAGCGTTTTTGCCGAAGTTTTATTGATTTTAGTTGTGGATAAGTAAGGGTGAAATAGTAGGATAAGATGTCGATAATTGAGTTTTCAAACTGTTGACAATAAGTTGATAACTAATATACCCATATTATAGTTAACAGTTTTACAAAGAAATGTTGATAATTAAGTTGATTATTTTATGCACAAATGTTATTATATGTGTATAAAAGTTTAATCAATAAAAATTATGGATAAAATATATGAAATTGTTAAGTTAGAAATGGGAGTTGATAAGGGGCAACTGTTGTCAAAAAGAAGATTTGATTCACTTGTAAAAGCTAGGGCTTTATTTGTATGTTTAGCTAAACATTATAATTTTAGTTATAGTGCGATTGGAAGAGAATTGAAAAAAGACCATTCAACTGCTATTCATCTTTATAAAAAATTCAAAGAAACCGAGTGGATTAAAGGTATAATGAATAAAAACTATGAAAAAACTGATGAAAAAAAGGTCATTAAAATTAAATTATCAGGCAGATATGGATATTTACAAGGGAAATTTAATGGTAAGTGTGTTGTCTGTGGTTTTGATGAAATAGTTGAAGTTCATCATATATTGCAACGTTGTAATGGAGGAACAGATGATGAAGAAAATCTTGTATTATTATGTCCAAATCATCATGCACTTGCGGATAAAGGTATGCTTTCTATTAAAGATATCCACAGTAGAACCAGTTGTCCACAGTACTAATAATAATATAGATATTCATAAAAAGAGGAACTCAACTGTGGTACAGAAAACATCTGTAGTACACATAAATTCACAGGTGGTTGTCTAATCCCAATTGATTCTTATGGAGTTCAGTGTAAAATTAATGTAATTACTAGTGTGCGCTAATTTTAATATTTCAATGGCGAATAAAAAAATGTGGGATTGGATGGATAAAGCAGAAGGCAGAAAAGACTCGTCTTATAAAAATATGGAGAAAGAAAAAGCACGACAAGGTGTAAAAAAATCTATTGCGAAGAAGATGTCAAGAAGTATTGATATTGCAAATGAAAAAGCAAAAAAACCTCATTCTATTTTTAGAGGCAGAGATTATTTAGGTACAAAAAAAGGAAGTAAAAATTATAAAGGAGAATATAAATATTAAACTATGGCTTTACAAGAAGAATTAAAAACTATTCCCGGATTTTCAAACTACAAAGCTACTAGAAGTGGTAAGATTTGGAGTTGCTTTTGGAATAAGTTTATAATTCAGAGGAAAGCAAAAAACCCACCAAGAAATTATTTAGATGTTTTTGTTTATAATGATAGTGGTAAAAGAAAACAAATAAGAGTTCATATACATAAGTTAACAACAGAAAGTGTTATAAAAATTAAACAATTAGTCAAAAATATGTCACAAAAAAAGGTAGGAGAAATATTTGGGATAGACCAATCTCATGTCTCCGATATTATTAATGGTTATAGATGGTCACACATAAACTAACGTGGCTCTTCAGGATACAACTCAAGCTAGTACTGGAATATGGGGTGCTATCAAAGGCGCTCTCAATATTTTCAGTGGTTTGAATAAAGCAGGGAGTGCCGAGAAGGATAATTTTAATCCTACTCCAATTGATGAGTTCGAGTCAGATTTTACTGAGTTAGAAGTTAATCAGTTGGTTCGTGGTTGGAAAGAAAGGTACGAGAAGTATTTCAACGACATCGAACCTGGACAGAAGTTATCATTTGAGTATTGGTTGGGTAAGCAGAGAACAGAGGATGCCGACAGTGTTGTTGGTACAGTTCCTCTCGTAGATAATAAAATATTTGAGGCAGTTGAAACGTTCATACCGATAGCAACGAGAAGTAATCCTGATCCAGTGGTAAAAGCAGACCCGGGTGAGCAGGGACAGAAGTTGGCAGCATCGATTAAAACAATTTTGGTATACGAGGCAGACAAGCAAAAACTAAAGAAAAAATTAAAGAGGATGATCAGACATTGGTTGATTTACAAAGTCGCTGTTATCAAGTGTTCTTACAACGAGTTGTTAGACAAAATTGAGACAGAGGTTATCAATCCAAAGAGGATGATATTTGATGTCGATGGACACATGGATGAGGCAGGTAAATTCACAGGTCAGTACATCGGTGAGAGAAAACAAGTATCAGCAGGTAAGTTGATGGAGTTATTCCCTAAGAAAAAAATGGAGATAACTTTACGATCAGCAGAAAAGAAAGGCACGAAGTTGGAGTACATCGAATGGTGGTATCAGGGTAAGGATGTATTTTACACGATGGATGAGTTGGTGCTTGGTAAATACAAGAATCCACATTGGAATTATGACATCGAACCAAAGACCGATGAGGTAACAGGTTTGACAGCACAAGCAGAGGAGGGCAAAAACTTCTTGGATGAGGCAACAGATCCATACACATTCCTTTCAATTTTCAGTACAGGATTACAACCTCATGATGAGACATCACTTATTTTACAGAACGTTCCATTGCAGGATTTGGTAAATCGCAGGATGAGACAGATAGATAAAAACGTTGATTCTATGAATAATGGAATGGCTGTTAACAATGCTTTCACAGCAGAACAAGCTTCACAGGCAGCTTCAGCATTGAGACGTGGTCAGGCGATCAGAGTTCCACAGGGTAAAGTCACAGATGCAATTATGCGATTCCCTGCTCCTGGTATTCCAGCAGATGTGTATAATAATCTAAAGGATGCAAGAAATGAGTTATCAAACATTTTCGGCACATCAGGTTCTACACCACAGGGACAGAAGTCAGAGGAGACAGCCCGAGGTAAAATTATGATTAATCAGCTCGATGCATCACGTATCGGTGGTGGTATCACAGAGTATCTCGAACAGATCGCAGACACAGTTTATAATTATTGGGTTCAGTTGATGTTTGTTCACTACACAGAGCCACACGATTTCGTGTCGGTTGGAGCAGATGGTCAGCAGAACATAATGCAGATAAAAAACACAGATTTTCTACTTACTAAAACGTTGGACATCACAGTAAAGGATGGATCACTCATTCCAAAGGATGCGATGACTCAAAGAAACGAGGCAATTGATTTATGGAGTGCAGGAGCTATTGATCCACGATCGTTGTTTAAGAAGTTGGATTTCGCAGATCCTGATCAAGCTACGGATCAGTTGATTTTGTGGCAAATGCTTCAAAAAGGGCAAATTCAGCCACAACAGTATCTTCCTTCGTTTAGCATCGCACAAGCGCCACAAGTGGCAGGAATGGTGCAACCCGGGGGAGTCCCTGGGGTACAGACACCTCCTGGAATGGCACCTGATGGAGTTGGGGGTGCAGCAGTAAATCCGATGGGACCTGCGACACCTGGTCAAGCACCAGCACCAGCGACAAATGATGCAGTTGCAATTCAGTCGAAGCAACTATTACAAAGTGTACCAGTAAAATAATTATGGACTTATCAAAAAAACAATATCAAAAGATGGTAGGAAATAAACCTGCTAAAAAACAAGTACATCACAGTTTAGCGACTGTTATGGCTAAAAAGATGAAGAAGTCAGTGGATCATCGTGACTCTTTTATGAAGAGATTAGATGCACACAAAGCAGAGGCAGCAAGTTTCGATAATGGGAATTGGAAACCAAAGTATAAAGGTCAGAGTTTTATTCAAGCTTTAGAAGAACATAAATCTAAACGACAGTTTGATTAATCCCAATTTACAAGTTTAATAATTTAAGTGATAATATAAATATGTCAAACAAACAAAACGATATATGGAATGAATCTCAACATGAACTCGCCGAAGAGAAAAAGAGTATGTCAAAGAAAATGGTTGTATCAAAACCTGCAATTCTCAAGGAACACAAACATTTATTAAAAGTATTGAAAACAGGTAAAGGTCGCAAGGAAGAGTTTAATAAGCAAAAGAAAGAATTAAAGGAATATAAATAAAATGTCACACGAACCAAGAGAACCATATGAATACACAACTGATTGGCATAGAAATCAAACCAATAAGTTGAATAAAAAAACAAAACATATTCCACTTGTAAAAGATGCAAAGAAAAAAATTGCTAAAAAAATGGTAGGTGGTAAATTCGGAAAAGGAATGGATCGAATGTTAGAAAGACAAGTTGAAGAGGCAGAACATAAATAAAGGTCAAATTTATTAGTTTAATTTTTAATACAATGGCAGAAATGAAATATAGTATGGTCGGAGACGAGGCAACTGTAAAAGAGGAAGGTTACAGTATGATCGGCAAGGACTCAGGTAAGGGCAAAGGTATGGGTTATGAAATGGCAGGTGGTAAGGAAGAGGTTGGGGAGAAAGATGAGAAAAAATCAGAACCTAAGAAATAACTACTATGGATATCAAGAAATTCAAAGCAGAACAAGAGAAACTAACTTATCCTGAGAGAGTATCTCAAATGCGTGGTTCTCATAAAGAAATGATAAAATCACACAAGAAAACTGCTGATATAATCAGTGGTAAAAAGATAAAGAAACAGATTGAAAATCGTTCAGGGGAAGGTAGTTATGCGAGAGTTCGCAGTTTAGGTAAGCACATGGCTAAAAAAATGTAATATGAATAAAGCAGACATTATCAAAAGAATAGCGAGGAACATGTTGAAAAAACAACATAGTTCAAATCTTGGTAAGAAAGAGGCACATGCAGTTTTTAAAGCTCGTGTGAATAAAAAGAAAATACCACAATTTAAGAATAAGAAAAAAGAGGATAACAGACCGATTTACACAACGGATGAACAGCAAAGTATTCAAAGAGAAACAGAGAAAGAGTTATTTGGGTAGAGGTTAGTCACTTCTACTAGAGATGGCAACGACTCATTAATTATAATCGTTGTGGGTTAGCTCGGGCGCTTCCCTCGTAAGAAAAAGCTCCCCGTAGTTATGGAAGAGAAAAAAGTTAATCTTGACGCACCAGCGTTCGGTGTCGGAGCTGATAAAGCAGACACCTCGGAGACAACAACCGAGATTTCGCAAATCAAAGAGTTGGGACAAGACGATGCCGAACTAGTCACTCGGAAGGATGAGGAGGAGGTATCAGATGAGGAGCAGAAGGTACCATACTCAAGGTTCAAAACAATTGCTGATCAAAAGCGTGAAGCTGAGGATCGGGCAATTGAAGCTCAAGAGAGATATGAGCGTTTGTTATCACAGAGAGAGTCAGTTCAGCAAGACGTGGAGAGACCAGTCGATTCAGTTATCTTGGAGTCATTCATAAAATTATATGGTGACAACGAGAATACGAGAAAAGCTGCTGAAATTGAAACTCAACGTATAGCTTATATCGAACAGAGAGCAGAACAGAAAGCACGTGAGACGTACGAAGAGGTAAGAACGAATGAGGTCAAGTCACTTGCTAGAAACGAGTCAGTGATTGATAACAATTTACAGGATTTGCAGGATTATGTCGGTAGAAAGTTAACAGAGGAAGAACAGGTTGGTATCTTAGAGGTTGTTGATGAATACACACCAAAGGATGCCGATGGTAACTACTCCGGTGATTTACTACCATTTGACAAAGCTATGGAAATCTATGAGTTGAAAAATCAGTCAAAAGGACAAGCTTCGAAGAGGGCACGATCAACAGTTACACGTCTTACATCAGGCAGTTCAGATGGCGAACCTTCAGGGGCAGAAAAAGTAAATAAAGATTACAACCCTATGGATTGGAACGCTTACAGAAGAAGAATTTAATAACTTAATTACAAATAAAATATGTCATTTAATAACGTTGTCGACACAATCACGATGGAGGAAATCGTTCCAAGAGTCGTTGATACAATATTGAGAGGAAACGTCTTTGCAACAAAAATGCTATCAAAGACCAAAAAATTTGATGCAGCTACACAGGACTTCCCAATCAAATTCAAAGTAGGAACAGCAATTAAATCCTTCATCGGATTTGATACTCTTCCAACAGATTTTACAGACACAAGAGTATTGCTAAAATACAACCCAAGATTCGTTACAGCTAACGTTGCACTCGCAGGTACAGACCTCGTTGCAAACAACACAGTTAGAAAAGTATTGGATCTTACAAAGATTGAAATGATTTCAAGAGCACAAGATTTGGCTGATGGAATCGGTACAATGCTTTGGGCAGATGGAACAGGTAACAACAGCAAGGACCCACTAGGTCTTGCAGCTATCGTAGATGATGGATCAGTCGTTGCAAGTATTGGAGGTCTTTCAAGATCAACATACACAACACTCGCATCCACAGTTACAGCAGCCGCAACTTTGTCACTTGCAACCATGAGAACTTTGTTTAACAACATTGCAGATGCAACCGTTGTACCAACAAGAGCTTATACAGATTATCCAACATGGGCTTTGTATGAACAGTTGTTACAACCACAAGAGAAAATATTCAAGGAAGTAAATATCGTTCCTAACTATAAAGGTTATGAAGGATTCTCAGGTTTAATGTTCGCAGGATTAGAATTAGTTCCTGATAGAAAAGCAACATCAGGATCATTGATAATGCTTAACGAGAACTTCGTAGATTTCTATGGTCTAGATGTAGAACTCGATGCATTCGAAGGAGCAAAGAAGGTAGAAGTAGCTTCAAAACTATTCACAGGTAACTCATATAATGAGGTTTCAAACCTAGGATTCTACTGGACAGGTTTCATCAAATCAAACAACCAGTTCGCATTTAACTCATTCATAATTCTTGGAGGTAACCTATGTACAGATAACCCAAGAAGACATGGTAAGTTAACAGGTATCACAGGCATTTAATAGTTCATCCATTGACCTCGAGTTAATGACTACGGGAGATGGTTAAGATAAAAAAACAAAATGTTACTAAATAATTACAATTCGGCACTAAAATATGGTGCAAAGATTCTACCAAGTGAAATTCTTGGAGGTGGATATACAACCTTTGGTGATGTGTATTATGTTGATGCTACCAATGGATCAGACACAAACAATGGTACTTCACCAACAAACGCAATGGCTACTGTCGCAGCCGCTTATGCACTTACAACAACGAATAACGACGATGTTATCGTATTGAGTACAAATGCAAACCACGTATTGACATCAATGTTGACTGTTTCAAAAAACAGAGTTCACTTTGTAGGAGATACATGGGGAAGACAATATGGACCTAGAGCAAAGGTATACATGGGAATTACGACAGCAACTACAGACGTGTTCGGAGTCAAGAATACAGGGACAGGTAATACTTTTACAGGTATTAAATTTTACAACGATAATACACTTGCTCAGAACGTCGCAGCTGTTGGAGAGGGTGGAGAATATGCAGTTTACAGGAATTGCGAGTTCTACAATTCAACAAACCTAACTTCTGATACAGTATCGGAAATGGTATTGAATGGAGACTCAGCCCAATTCTTTAATTGTACATTCGGTTCACTAGCAGATGCAGTTTCAGGAAATAAAGTTAGACCAGCAGTTCTTCTCACAAAGGGAACGGTCGGAACTGGGTTAGTTTCAAGAGATGTCTTGTTTGACGGATGTAGATTCTGGAAACAGGCAGGTGGAGTCACCACTTCGTTTGTTAAGGGAGGAGCCACAGATGTTGAGAGAGTTATGGAATTCCATGATTGTCAATTCATTGCCAACCCATTGGGTTCAGCTCCAGCTACAGCTATCACTTCTGCAACACTAACAGTTGGTATAATCCTATTATCAGGAGATACCGCCGCTGTTGGATGTACAGCATTAGCTACAGCGACAGGAGTATTCGCCGCATTGAATGCAAAGGTTGCCGCTACTCACATAGCGTTACAATCAACTAACTAGGTTTATTAATTAATTAATTCAAAAATATGTCATCACTTAGACCAGATGTTATCGTAAATGGAGCCGACTTGTTAGTGCAGGTAGCACCAACATCAGCCGCAGTTCCTTACATGACACAAGTTCCTGACTTGGGCGTAAGAGCCACAACAGGAGACGGAAGAGAGTTTAGATTTGCTTCAGCAGGAGCTTCACCTTTGATTGTAGGTCAACTACAGCAAGATGCAGCTATCTCAGCAAATTTGACCGATGTCACAGCAGTTGCAATCGCAGCTGGTGCTTTGACAACAACTCTTACGATTTCAACAGGTACAGCTATCGTAGCAAATCAGTTAGCAGGAGGTTTCTATACTACGTATGGAACAGTTGCTAATGGAGGAGGTCAGATTTCAAAGATTTCATCAAACACAGCAGTTACAGCTTCAGGTACATCAATAACATTGAAACTTGAAGATGCAATGGCAGCTGTTACAACTTCAGCCACAGTAACAATAATTCCACCAACATGTTCTGCAGTTATACAAGCTCCAAGCACAATCACAGGAAAGATTGTAGGAGTTGCAGTAAATAACTTGGCGGCTACTTATTATGGTTGGTTACAAGTCAAAGGTATTGCAAATGCTTTGATCGCAGGTACACCAGCTATTGGTACAGGTTTGTCAGGTCCCAACTCAGGAACTGCAGGTGCACTTCAGGTCACAGCAGCTACTTTGATGGACATCGCTTACAACTTGAAAACAGGTGTAAACGGACAATATGGTCCAGTTAGCTTGAGAATTTCATAGTCACTTCTCACACAGTCCATTATCTAGTATAATGGATTGTAGAGAGGCGATTTAGTCAATCGCATCTATTTATTAGATTAATTAGTCATTAATCATGTCAACATATTTATTCCCAAAGGATGAAGGAGTTTTTAACCCTTTGAGACGTTTTGCATTTACTAACATTACAGACGATCTCTTTACATTCCATTGGGATGGTAAACCTATCTCTGTAAAAGCTCATGATACTATCGAGTTGCCACATCACTTGATGGTTATTGCTACCACAAAATTGGTAGACAAAATCATGATTCAGAAAGCGAAGGAGGATGAAATCGAAGGTCGCAAAACCGATAGATTTTATCGTGGAGCTAATATGATGGGAGTTCCTGATGCAAGAAAGGTCTACGAGGATCAGATTGTTCGAGAGCTTGAGGTGGATGAAGAGTCACCACAGATCGCAGTTATGAAGGCACAAATTCGTGATCAGGTGTTAGCAGACATCGAGAATGGTTCTAAAAAAGCAGAACCGGTATCATCGATAGTTGCAGGAGTGAAGTTAGAAAACTTCGCAAGTGTGGATAATGTTGCAAAGAAAACAGCAGAAAAACCTGTTGAATTTGCAGCAGCAAAAAAGAGTAAGAAAAAATAACAATGAAACTCTTTACATCAGAGGAAATTAAATCATCAAAGGCAACAGAACTTGCTCGTGATGTTATGCGTACTTCGGATATAAAGAAAGCTCTTGATAAAGCGAGAACGGAATTAAACAATGTCAATGCACAGTTTGAGGTCGCTCTCGCTAATCAAAGGGTGAAATGGATCAGTGAGGAGGAGGTTGCGCTAGGTAAAATAAGGGATTTAGAGACCGAATTAAAGGTGTTGGAGAGAAGGAAACAACAGGCACTAATCCCAATTGATTTATATCAACAAAGGGTAGATAATATAAACAAGGAGGCAAATGACAAATTAAAGTCAGCCACCGATAAACAAATTTATGTTGATGAGCTTTCTGAAAAACTTGAAGAAAAGCTTGATGAAGTTAGCGAAAAAGACCAATCCCTACAGAAAAGGGAAGAAAATTTGTTTGTCAAAGAAAAAGCAGTGCAGATGCAAGAGGAAGGTAACAAAAAAATGTCGCAGGAAATAAACACAAGAGCATTATTTTTTATAAAAGAAATGGAAGACAGAGAAAAAGATTTTAATAATAGAAAGACAGCACTCGAACTCAAAGAGATTTCATTGCAAGAGTTAGAGAGAAGTTTGAGAGTAAGAGAGCAAGATTTGATAAAAGAAAAGCAATTAATTTATTCACAGAGACAGGCATTAAAAGCCGCTCTACAATTAAAAAAATAATATGGCAAACAATTGTTTAGAGTTTAGAGATAGTTTAGGTTCAGGATCAGCAGTTGGTGCTCAAACATCAACGACAGCTTTGGCTGCTAATTCAGCGAGAACAGGTTTTATGATTCAAAATCAAAGCACAAATATTCTTTATGTAAACTTTGGAGATGTTGCCGCTGATTCAACACATTACATTGCGATACTCAAAGCTTGTACTGGAACAGCAGATGGTACAGGGGGATCGCTTTCAATGATGGATGGAAATGTTTACAGAGGTCTCATTACAGTCGGTGGGACTAGCCCTTCATACTCAGTACTTGAGTTATAAATATGTTAGACACACTTAATCAAACAGGTCCTCAACTACCCCTTCCCGATGATTTACAGAGTCGTATTGAGAATGCACAAAATAATATTACTATTATGGAGGCAGAGTTCAAAAGACTCACAAAACTTTCTCAAGATTTAACTAACGATATTAATGCAAAACATATTGTAATAAAGGATTTAGAAGAAAGTATTGATTCATTAAAAATTGTTGATAGTACCTTAAATAAAGCTATACAGGAAAAAGTAAATCAAAATGGTTTTTTAGGTCACGATATTGATATTAAAAAATCAGAGTTAGCACAAATTCAAGAAGAGACCAAACAATTAAAAGAAATCAATGAAATTGCAATTGCAGGTATAAATGAAAGAGAGACAAAACTTGAAGAAAAGGAAAAAGAAATAGCACAAAGGATTGCAGATTTATTAAAAAAAGAGACGGCACATTCACAAAAAGTCGAGAGATTATTAAAAGCAATAGAATAAAATCATGCCAAGTGGTTATCCAAAAAACGGAATAAACAAAGGATGGTTCACTTCGGAAAGAAGCAAGGGTAATAAAGTTCGTCTGGGGATGTCACCGAGCAACAAAGGAGTTCCAGTACCAAAAGAAAGAAAGAAAAAGATTAGTGATTCAGTAAAGAAGTATTTTCAAGAACATCCCGAAGTTGTAGCCACTCTTTCAGAGAAAAGACGAGCAACGGCTTTGGCGAATGGAAATGGGATGTGGATGTTAGGGAATAAACAGTCGCCAGATACAATTGAAAAAAGAGCATCAAAATGTAGAGGAGAACTCAATTGGAGATGGATTAAAGATAGGAGTAAATTAAAAATACACAACGATGCTTCAAAAGATAGGGGAAGTCCAGCACATCGTTATTGGTCACAATCGGTAAAGAAAAGAGATTTGTGTATATGTAAAATTAATAATAAAGATTGCAAAGGTCGTTTAGTAGCACACCACATCTTAAGTTACAAAGATTATCCTGAGTTAAGATTTGATATAAACAATGGCATCACTTTATGCCACTTCCATCATCCTAAAAAGAGGGAAGAAGAGAAACGATTAATTCCTACATTTAGAGAATTAATGTCAGTATCAAAAGTTTCATTTTGAGTTCCATTGAGCAGGGGTCAAGCGGTAATTTAACATCACTAGTCACAAATGGAGTCAACGTATTGCCTTATTCAATTGTTGGTTCAGGGGTTCAAACTGTCACAACAGCAGGTACAAGGGTGGCTTTGGCGAGTACAACGGCTATAAAATCGGTCACCGTTCGTGCAAAATCGGTCAACACTGGGCTCATATACGTAGGATCGAGTATAGTTGCGTCTAGTAATGGATTTCAGCTGTCCGCAGGTGAAACAGTGAGTATTGACATAGATAATCTTTCAAAGGTTTACATAGATTCAGCAGTTAACGAAGAGGGAGTTTCTTTTATATATTTAAGTTAATATGGCAAACAGAGACGCAAATTATGTACAGGTAGGTTTAGGAAAATCCACCACAAGTGGAACTTTGCCTTTACAGATAGATCATGTCACAGACAGATTAATGGTGGAAATTCATCGTGTCGCATCTGATTCAGGATCGCTCGTACAAAATCGTGCTTCAAAGGATGCAAACTATTCTAATACGATGACGGGTGCATCTAATACCTCAACCGTAGTTACCCCCCTCACAGTCAAAGGTGGAGTGGTTAGAGTTATTGATAGTGCTACAGGGGATGTGGCGAGGACTACAAACGGAGCTATAGAAGATGAGAAATATGGAATTTATTTAAACGTCAAAGCGGCTAATATTTCAGGAGAGTTTGATAGTGCTGTAACGAGAACTGGTAGATTAACACTTAAAGTATCTACGACAGATATTACTGGTAGAGTTTGGTGTGTTATTGGAGATATTGTAGAACCAGCTAATATTATTTCTTTATCTCGTTTAACTAAATATGCAATACCAATAAAACCATCTACCTCTTACAAATTCAGTTGTTATGCTAAAACTAATAACACTACAGCTTCTGGCGTTTTTACTGCTTTTAGATTATATGACGCAACGGGCACAAGAATTGACGCAAGCGGAGCATCTACTAATACATTAAGTGGTAGTAATGATTGGACTTTATTAACAAAAACATTCACATCAGGTTCAACTTGCGTATATCTAACACTATCTTTTATTCTTAATAACAATGCAGGCAACATCTCTGACGCTTGGTTTGATGTCAACTCAATGACCCTAGAAGAAGTCTCCTCCATCACCAACTCAGGTTCTTTCCCCGCTCTCTTCTATCCTAAAGTAACAGCAGTAAGTAGCACAGATAATATAGACCAGAGTCAGGCTGGAAGTAATAATGGAGTAACATTTGGAGATAATGGAGCTAATCAAAAATTAGCAAGAA